GTCAAAGACCGAAGGCATGATGGCGGTAAATATCGGAGACACTGCTGACAACTGGGGACGGATGATCTACCTCTACGCCGAGGACGATATTAGCAAGCCGACCGAGAGAAAACTGGCGCGGTGGTTCCTGCGCGATGCTGGTGTGCCGTGGGTAGTTTGGCTGCACGGAAACCACGACACGATGCACGGTGAGTTCTCCACGTTCCTCAAGTCAGAGAATGTTGCGCAGATACCTATGATAGATTGGCGTGCAAAATTCAAACTGCGCTTCCCCGGCGGTGGCGAAGTTAGGATCGACGCGGCGCATAACCATAAAGGCACCTCGATCTATAACCGGCTGCATGGGCAGAAGCGTGCGGCGTTGTTTGACGAGGATGCTGACATCTACGTGGCGGGTCATCACCATACGTGGGGGCTTACGCACGAGGAGATGGATGATGGCCGTGTCGTCTGGCAGGCTCGCGCACGCGGCTACAAATGGATCGATGAGTACGCGACCCGGCACAATTTTCACCGCGACGAGTACGGGTCGACAATCCTATTCGTGATAGATCCGGAGGAAAGCAACGCGGTCAAGCGGATCAGTGCGTTCGCCGATCTCGAGGAGGGCGCGGACTTCCTAACGTGGAAAAGAAAAAAGAATGACCCTATTGACCATAGGAAGACGATTCGGTAGGATTCTGAGTCGAAATCACTTTCTATCCAGCGTGTGAGGTCAAATGCCACGCTGGTTACGACATCAGGCCACGGCTCGAACCCGTGGCCTTCGTCGTTTAGATCAACCATGTATTTATTTTTGCAGGGTCTCCGCAAAAGCGCGCAGCTCCTCGACCTTGTCAGCCGGAACCCAGATCGGCACCCGCTTGAAACCGGCATCGATCTTGCGCTTTTCGTACTCCTTCTGCCTTTCGGCTCCCGTTTTAGCCATCTCTTTTCTCCTGTTCATCTAGTGCCATAACAATGGTGCGTGCATAGCCAGCGATATCTATGGCGCTATCGAGATGGTCCGGCGTAGCGATCAGCCGCGCCATCTTGATTGCAATCAGCGTGAGGGCGCATCTCACCTCTGGGTGAGGACACTCCGCCACAACATCCATGATAGCCTGACCCCGCCGGAAGTTATCCAGCGGGTGTCCGTAGTTAGCCTCGCGCCTCTGCGTTACGTCGGCGCAGGCGGCGTCGAACTGCTCAGTGCGGGTCATCAAGGCCACAGCTCGAGCTGCTCGCGGCGGTTCTTGCGCTGGCGCAGCTTCTTCTTCTTCTCGGCGGGCTGAGCCTTAGTCAATTGCCCTTTCAAGAAAGTCAGCGCCTTCAACGCAGACGTAAGCGCCTTCTCCAAGTCAGCCACGCGTTTCTCGAGCGCAGCAACGTCATTCTTTATTACACTGTTAAGCATGGTTATCTCCTCTAACCTAATGTGCCCCAGTTAATGCCAATACCACCCTCGACAAGCCGTTCCGTTGGGGCTCCCGGAAATATGTCGAGGTAACCAGCCTTCATGTCTTCCTCCATGAGGCTAAGACATTGAAGAGCATCATCCGACGATGCCTCGTCGATCAATGCGTCGTGGATCGTCGAGATCATTTTTGTGTGTGTCTGCTGACCACAAGATATTGCGTGCTCATTTTTTTCTCCATTCATTTGCTGACATAGACCCGCCTTTGCCCAGCCCGCTCCGCAGTAGCGCGCTTTTAATTGAACTCTCTACGCTGCCGTGCGACCAGCGCGCTGACATAATTTCTTCTGTAGATAAGTTGATTGCATCTTGCATTTTGGCAATGTCGTAGACTTCGTAATACCCGCGCTTAATAAAAAAAGTATTGTTCTTCGTGCGCCGAGTGCCACGCCAACCGGCAGGGGTGAGTGGCTTTGCAGACCGCGCTTTCGCAACTTTCTCTAGGGCTGCAACGCTCTTTTCTAAAACTGCAACACGCCTCTCGAGATTGTAGGTTCGATTAAACATAATGCCTCCTCATTCTAAGTTAGCCCAGCTCGTGCCTACGCCGCCTTCGACAAGCCGCTCTGTTGGGGCTGCTGGGAAGATGTCGAGGTAGGCGTCCGTCATGTCCTGCTCCATCAGGGACAGGCAACTACCGGCGTCAGCCAGTAGTGTCTCATCGATGATCGCGTCGTGGATCGTCGAGATCATTTTTGTGTGTGTCTGCTCACCGCGAGAGCGCGCATGATCCAGAGTATTCTTATGGCGGATCAGCGCCCGTGCCATGACCGACAAAGCAGCTCGTTGTACAGGGTAGTTCGCGCACTTCGGCAGGTCCGGTTTCTTGCCCATGTAGATCGTGCCACCATCTACGCAGCGGATGTATCGCGTGCGGCTGGCCTCATCCATCATCTTATTGCGGTAGTCAAAAGCATTGCTGTAGCGGTCAGCCCAAAAAGCAATGTACTCTTCCGCCTGCTCGACGGTCGTCCGCATGTTGACGGCAAGGCCGGATGCGCCGCTTCCATAGATAATGCCAAATGACACACCCTTTGCTGCGGTCCGGGCCTTCTTACCCTCCGGCGTAGACTTATCAATAGAGTGACCGGCGATGACAGCGGCGACCTCGGCGTGGACGTCGCCCTCCACCATATCTTCTAGGAGCTGGTCGTCCTCCGCCAGCAAGGCCAGCACACGCAGCTCGATACCGGAATAGTCGAAGCTGACAAGACGACAGCCTTCGGCTGCAATGAAAGATGAGCGCACGCTGGTCGCCTCCCCCAGCAGCTCGTTGTCACGCGGCACTTGCTGTAAATTTGGACCGCTGCAAGAGAACCTGCCGGTCTTCGCTGCTGCAATGTTGTACCTTGCGCGAACGCGCTGATCGGGAGAAGCGTATGCCTTTTGTAACATACTGTCGCCGAAGGAGGAAATGTATTTTGAGACCTTCTTATACGCCGCCAGAGCGTCGAGAAGAGCCGTCAGTGGGTTGCCGGGGTGCTCCACTTCAAACTGTGCGGCAACGCTGCGTAGCACTTCCCCTTTCATCGATAGCTGGCCAGTCTTTTCAGTGCGCGGCCAGCTCCCAACGACGTGGTCTGGCAATATCCGACTAAAGTAATCTGACCACTGCGCGTCGCTGCGGATGTTAGCGACGTCGTCGGAGCCAACTGTCTCGGAAATTTCTGCAACCTTCTTGTGCTGGACGCGCATCCACTCACCAATCAGCCGGTCGTGCCTGTGGGTATCGAGCAGCATCCCTGCCTCCTCCATCTCAATCACAGGCGGCACCATGTCGTCGAGCATCTGCCAAGCCTTCAGGTGGTCCTGATCAGCTCGGTCGTACCAGTGCTGGAACAAGTCCCACGTCTCGAGCGCGTCGTTGTATGCGTACTCGAGCTGGCTCTCTGTCAGGTCCGGGTCCGACCAGTTGCTTGCCTGCTCAGTCTTATCCATCTCACGACCAAGATCCCACGCGATAAGCTGCTTCAACGCATACTGACCGCCGCCCATAATAGCGCGGCGCAAATAGCCGACGTCACGGCAGGCAACCCCGGGCGATCCGGCGTCTATAAACCAACGCAATTCAAACCCGGCGTTGAATACAATCCACTCACCCTGCTCGAACATCGAGGCGCAAGCTCGGAAGCCGCCGGGGATAGGATCGAAGTCTACCAGCGCGCCATGCTGTCCGTTGTACAAAGAGACAAGCCGCACCTTTCCGTCTGCCGGTCGCAACGACGTCGTCTCAAAGTCGAGCGCGCACATCCCGTCGTTAACGAGAGCGAGGTACTCGGCGAGCGCGGCCTGTGTAGTGATCAAATGCATGTTCAATACCTATTCTAATGCGGATCTAGTAAAGGGGCGCTTTGAGTATTGTGGCGGGCAGCGGGGATGATGGCGAATTGGCATGTTCTGGGGGCGACTGCGCGGGGCTGCTCTCTCGTCTCCCTCGTATGCTGGCAGCGCCCCACCAGCGCGGCGTACTGCGTCGGCAAAGTACCGCTCTAACTCGCGCACCTCTAAATATAAATGTGAGTTTGTAAACATTGGTGACGTCCCCCGGAGCTGTTAACTCCGGGGGCCTTTCCTTACTTCTTCGCGACTTTTTTAACAGCCACGCCGGACACTAAATCGTCAAGCGTAAGTGCGCCACGGGCGTAAGCACCGGCGCTTTCTCTCGTTACCCAAACCTCGACAGCAAGTTTTGGCTTCCAGTTCTTAGCGCCTTGCGCTTCAAACTGTTGCTTGTCGAAATGAATAATGGGTATCTGTGCCTCGCCACGGGCTGCTCTATCCTTGATCTCATTATGAAGATCGGTGATCGAGTTTTTGGCGCTGATCGAGTTCGAGCTAAATTTGATCTGCGTCATCTCCTTGTCCAAAGAGACGCAACCCAAACCGAGCAGGGTAGACCAGCCCTCACCCATCGCTGAGTTGTACGGCCCGTGATCCTTCAGATCGCTTTCAAACACGGCGCTGCCTTGGTCTAGGTAGTTCCACTCGATCCGGTCAACCGGCCTGCTGGATTTCCAACAGATCCAGCCGTCCGTGAAAGACATTGGCTCGACAAGATAAAGAGCCTCCGGGTCGATATCTTCGCGGTCCTTGCCGAGGGCGTAGGCTCCGGTTTTTCCCGAGAACGACAGGTACTGCGTAAACGTCGTGTCATGGGGAGCCTCACCCTTAGCTGCCTGCGCCTGCTTAATAGCATCAGCAAGCGCGTCGTCGGACAGGATCGGCAGCTCGTTGCCAGATACAAAAGCCATTAAATCGTTAGTCATTACATTTTACCTTTCACATTGTTTACCCCAGCAATTCGCTGGACAGTAAGGCGCTCAGAAGGAGCACCTACCGTTTCGTATGGGGATAAATCTATCCCCGCTGCAGCGACAGCCTTACGATTAAGACTGGCGCGTCCCTTGGCCTGCGATATCGATACCTCGATGTCACCGGCAATTAGTTTATCTGTGCCACGCAGGGCAAGCTCGCCCTTCAGATCCTCCTTCAGGCTGTCCTGCTCCGCCTTCAGCGTGTCAATCTCATCCTTAATCGTGACGTACCGGACGGCACTGCCTGAAGCGCCACCAGTTACCCGCTTGCGCGGTGCTGCGCTTACCCCACATACCTCAGTGAACGAGCAGAATTTACAGCCGCCGTCGCGCTTGCCTTCGCGATCTAAACCGTCTGCTGACGGCGCGGTGAATACGCGCTTCGCCTTCTTCGCGTAGCTGTCGAGTATCCCGTTATTGACCCCGATCTTAAATTCTTGGATGGCATTAAAATTAGAGGCGTCCATGTAAAGCAAGCGACCTTGCGTAACAGTGTAGTCGGTCTCCTGATTAACAAGAGCCATCGCAATCTTAAATTGGATCAGGTGATTGGTCTTTGGCAGGTTCCGCAGATTGGTGCGCGGATCAATCGTCTTGATCTCGAGACCCTCCCAGTCGCCGTCGCCAATCTTAATGACGCCATCCGGCGTCGCTGATAGGCGGCGCTTCTTGTCCTGCAAGCTGCGCTGGTTGTCGCCGATCATGTCAAGCGCGACGCTGTTGTTAGCGGCTAAGCTGTCGGTGACGTAGCTCTCACCGTGGGAGCCGCGCCTTGCGTATCCCCAATCCTGCTCGGCTGCCGCCTCCGGCGTATGCTTGCTGTACCAAATCTTGCGGATACAGTCGCCTGCCTCCGAGCTGTTGAGAAACTCCGTGCGGTCAAAACCCCAGTCGTGGCGAGCCTCGATAGCTGACCGGCCTTGCATAATTAAATTTTTCATTTTGGTCTCCTCCGTCATCTCTTATACGCTGGTGTGGATGGGCGGTCAAGCAACTCGCAGTACCGCCCGCTGCACTCCTGATAATCTAAGGCTTCAAGTTCCAGCTTGCGGTCGAGCATCCACAGCGATAGGCAGATCATTACGGTAAAGGCGATCACGACTACAACCTTACTCATTGGAAAGTAACACCCCGGTCT